GAGAGGAATTACCTTTGTCACGCCATAAGTGTTGACCAAATAAACCTGAGTCTTTGGCTTCACCTATCCATTGAAATGTTTTGTCAGCGTGTCGTAATTTTTGTGCAACTAATTGTCTGTCTTTATTATAATAGTTTGCAATTTGTACTGGCTTACCACCATGCTTACCTGTTTGATAATTAAATTTTTGTAGTGTTGTTGTGTCTAAACCTCTTGAAGTAAGTGGTGTTATCTGACCTTGAACAAAGTCAGAGTTAGTTGGTACAAATTCATTTGTCGTCAAAGCATTTCCTCTCGTTGTTGTTCCACACGAAAAACAATAAGCATGTCCGTCATCATAGACAGAGTTTGCGTCACTAGAGCCGCAGTTCTCGCATGAGGTGTGATATAAAAATTCACTTTCCATAATCTCTCTAAATTTTTTTGCTAAAATATTTTGGGAAATAAAAAACCCCACCAGTGTTTCCACTGGCAGGGTACAAACAAAACTATCTCAACAACTCCTTTATGTTGAAGTGTGGAGACAGGACGTCTGACACATCTCTGTGTCCTACGATAACAGCCTGAGTATAATCTTTTTTTAACTCAGATACAAGCTCCTTGAGAGCTATGTATTGTTTTAAAGTGTAATTACAATCAGGCTTATTATTCGTATCTTTCCCACCAACTAAACAAATGCCTATACTGTTGGTGTTTGAAACTTTCTCACTATTTTCTATGTGAGCTCCTGCTATCTTAATATCTCTGCCGTCTTGTATTTCACCTTCTCTAGTTATAACTTTGTGAAAACGACATGATAGCCAACCGTCTTTACGGTCTTGTTTTTTAATATCTTCTACATCTAAATTTTCTGAAGGTTGAGTATCGGAAGCATGTACTATTATGTACTTTGTTTCTTCTCTTTCATTACTCATTTAACCATTCCTTCGGTATATGTTTATCAGCCCATTTAAAACCATACTTCTCAGCCCACATGGCATAAGTGGTTTTAGATTTTTTGCTAATTCTTGATTTTGAATTACTAAATATAAATCGTATATCTGTATTAGGGTGTTGTTCTTTTATTAGTTTCATCTTTTGCCTATCAGCAGAAGTAAACAATCCCTTTGTCTCAATATATATTTTTTGATTTGGTAAATAAAAATCTGGTGTGTAAGTATGAGTCTTTTGAGGTTTAACATATTTTAATTTTGTTTCTTCAAACTCATACTGCACACGCAGACCTTTAAGCTCGGAAGCTATTTGCTCTTCAAGACCAGACCGAAATCCATGAACTAAACCAACTTGTTTAGAAGTCAGTTTCTTGTTTCTCAGCCTCTTCTTGTACCACATCAGCTTTCTCCTCGTATTCGTATCCGTCTTCTTCAGCGAAGCCGTATCCTTTGGCATTACCTGCACCACCTTCAACAAGTTTAGTAATTTGTACTGCCCTTAGTCTTAGCGATACTCCTGCACCTGCGATTGCTGTGTAGTATTTAATTAGTTCCGCAGAGCATTTCATTTCTGAACCTGACCAGACATTTACATCTGTCATAGGCTTCCCTTTACTATCAAAGAGAGCTACTCTGTTTGGAATTACTTTTCCGTCTTTAGAAATGATTTGAGCTTTCGTCTTAAACTTAAAGATAACATTACCAGTTTCCTGACCGTCTTCATCTGTTTCCATTTCATAAGGTGGATTTCCTTCCTTTACTTTTTTTCCCTTAGCCTTCTCTTTAGCAAGAGTAAGACTTTCTTTCATCTCATCATCAATACTTTTGATAAGAGGTTTTGCGTCTTCAGCTTTGATAATAAGGTTGGTCTTGTAATGACCGTCACTATCAAATCTAGTATCTGGTTGTGTTAGCCAAGCGTATTGACTGACACCCACAGGTGACACAATTTTCACATTATTGTTCTTCATCTTCGTTCTCCTCTATTGGTCTTTCAATAATCCAACCCTTCATTATTGCTCCCACCGCTACGTCAATAGGGCAGGGATAATCAAATTGTTGGTAGTGTTTTTCTTCGTCCATGTTTATGTCCTTTTATGTCTATTATGGGTACTTTATTACCCTTTGTTGATATTTAAGCATTAGCGGATACATTAAGCGAAAAAGAAGTCACATTCTCTTAACAACTCTATATCCAAGTTACCCTTCTCTGGTACTTCAGGTAGTTTCTTTTGTAGAGCTTCAGGTAATTGATGAAAGACATCTTCTTTAAAATCTTTTAACACATCATGCGTTGTAAAGATTTCTATAAATGCTTCTTTCAAACTATCACTTAAAGTTTCTACATCTGCCGCCGTTGTTCCAAAGCTGTCATGCACATTACAAAAGTTTCTTACGCCTTTGTCGTATGCAATATTAACAGTCTTCATCATAGCCGCCGAGTCCACTGAGTGAACTAGGTTAGGAGCTATGCCATTTGACATTCGTAACTTATCGGTCTTATCAGTCTCGGTATTTATACGAGGTTTAATAACCTCTCCCATTAACATTGCCTTTACTCTTTTAGACTTCATCTCAGGATACGATTGATAAACAGGAAAACCTATTGGCGTAATCCAGTGTATCGGTAATTGTTCTTTAGATAAAAGTCTTGCTATTGATTGTAGATAATCCATTCCTTGTCTTGCACTTTTTAAATTATCTCCAATGCTATCCCAAATGACACCTGCTAAATAACTTGCAGGTCTAAACACGTCATCAACAAATGGGTGGTTCTCTCCTTTGTCTTTTCTTTTTGTTAAGTCTTCAACAACAAAGTCAGTACATGAATATCTAGTTGAACCATAACAGATAGTCATAATGCTTCGCTTCGTTGTACTACGTTTAACTCCATAGTTTAACCAAGCCTCAGCATACGGCTTACCTTCTTTGACATCTTCTTTTAGTTTCTCAATTACTGAGTCTGCAACTAATTGATAAATGTCTTGAGGTGTATCCGCAGGTACACAATTAACTAACTTACCTGCATGTTCATCTTTCATCATCAATGAATAAAGTTGAAGACCATTACAAGAGCCGTCAATAGATACTGGCAATGAAGATACAAAGCCATACCCATGTTCTTTAAATTGTCTCCACTCTTCACACCAAGCTAAGGCTTGAAATGGAGATGAAGCGTCTTCCCAGTCTCGATTTGTAAAAGGGTCTTGAGCACATTTTAAAAATAGCTCTTCATTTTCTTCCACCCATTTTACTCTGTCTTGTAATGATTGTTTGTCTTTACCCCACATGTTAGCTCCATGTACGGCTAACCAAAAGTCACCCTTATTCTCTTTTGTGATTTCTTTACCTTGAGAAAATTTGAGTAACGCTTTAGCTCCACTGATACTTTGATAGTTTAGAAATGCAGGGACACAATATACTCTGCCTCTGAAATCTAACTGCAATGGAAAGTATATAGTTTTATATGGTTTAAACTTTTCTGCTTCCCAAAGTATTTTTGCATAAAGCAATCGTTTAGAAAACATACGAGCATTTTCTGTATGTGCTACAACTGCTTTTTTCTTCCACTCTCTTCTAGCTTCTTTGTTTGTATCAATGTCATGTGGTTTGTTTGGTATATCCAAATTTTCATTTGGCGGCATACCACCCATAGCTAAACCTTTGTCCCATGCTTCCTGCATGACTCCAAGAATATAACTATTAATTTTAAAAGCTGTATTCTGCATGACATTTACAGAGTTATAAACTTCAGGCATTTTAAAAGCCTCAAGCTCTTTCTTAAACTTCTTATTTCTTTGTTTAACAAAATCTAACTCAGGTAACTCTTCCGTCCAATATCCGCCACCACTTACGCCACTCCATTGTTTAGGCGGCATAACTGTAGGCAAGTATTCAGGGTTCAAGAGCTCATTAAAATCATTTCTGTTTTTAATCCACTCTCTTGTTTTCTGAGTCTGTTTAATAATCTTAGTCTTTTTACGATTGATAGTTTCAACTCCAATTTCTATTAAGCCTGTCTTCTCAATCATAAGCTCAACTAAACGAATACCAACATGTAACTTTTGTGGTGTTGTCCACTCAGCCCACGCTACCTCTCCTCGTTTAGCTGTTTCTCTTAGTTTTCTTCGCTTGTAAGCATAATTCCAAGACCTTTTATCTAAGTCCATTTTAACTACTTCATAAAG